AAATCTGTGTTATCTCTACCGATTTGAACGAACGTATCGTAGTATAGCTTTTGTTTTTCTGGGTCCATGAACATTTCACCTATTTTTTTCTGCACCTCTCTGGCTATTTTCTCGAAACTTTCATCGTTAGTTCTGTATCTGTGACAATTCTCTTTATCACTCGAATTCCATCTAGAGTCATTAACAAACATACCGACTTCGGATCTGGTGCCATCTTTGCGCTGACCAAGTTGTATGAATTTGTCCGTATCACCGACTCTGCATTTAGTTACAGTCATCGTCCTTTGAACACCGCCTTCGGGTTCACCCCACGTTTCCTCTTCTTGTTTACAGTCCAGTTTTGTTAAACACTGTAAGAGATCATTCGTTTTGATAGATTCCTTGATAACACCACCTATATCTTCAATGACACCCGCCACGACACGCGCATCACCTGAATCTTTTATGATTTTATCGAGCACTTCCTTAACGAGAGGTTGGTTAAACACCTCGATAGATATATCAAGAAATTGTTCGAGTAGAGTCCCTGCTATGGTCATACCATTGTTATCGTTTGGAGACGTGTAGAACTCACGCATTTTGTACGTTTCCATTTTTTTAATCTTTTCCTTCAATTCACTGAGCTCCCCACTCGTGTCCTTAGCCGCTCGTTTCTTTCGTCTGGAAAGTAAAGCGATGAGAACAATCACAACAACGATTATAATCACCCCCAATACTATTTCCATGATATATTATATATTATATAGATATTATTTTATCCGTTAGAAAATTTCTGGCGTCCATTCGGGCCATATACGAGACATATCTTCGTGGGTGATACGTCTATGAGGTCTTATGGAATATAATTTTTGTAATTCTGGGTAGTCTTTATCCTGAGGTCTTTTTATAAAGGACGCCTTTGTTCTATGACCACTCGAATCACATCCAAATTTTTTCGTATCCGGTTTCGATACGAGTGGGGAAATGTAATAATACGCGAGTGTTTTTCTATAGTGATTAGCGGGACACATTATTTTTTCTGGAACGCCGTGCCATGATATATCATTTGTTTGAAATATAAAAGCTGTGTTATAGACGACGCACTGTTTTTTAATACATTCCGTTACATTTTCATTCCATAATTCACTATGACCATTCCATTCCCGTTTCCAATCCTTGTTTAGGAATAATATGATATTTATTCGTCTTTCTTTATTTGGAAGGAGTGGATGTTTTTCATAATCGAGATGTAAATTTAAGCGCCCGTGTCTTCCGTGCGCGTGTATAGAACTCCCGTATAATGTTGGGTCGCATTCTAATTCTTGTATTCCCGTCATATTCGAAATGAGATTGGTCATTTGAGTTGTGGATAATGCATAGTATACGTCGCGTATACACATTGGCATGTTATTTATCGCAGAATTCAGATACTTGACTTCTAAAGGGTTATTATAATGAAACCAATCTATATTTTTATTAAAATCACAAGGAAATTCATTGTGTATATTTTCAATAACATCGGCATTCAGAAAATTTGGAATCACTACATTTTTGAACGGTTTTCCTTCTAGAAACGATTCTCGGTATACATCTATATCACGGACCCAATCACCGAAATATTTAGTGGAGTCATGCGTTTCAAATACATTTAGGTATTTTCTATCGAGTTTTTCCATTATAGTATATATTTATAAAATCTATAAGCTATATTATTCATGGTATGAGTTTACACGTGGTGAGATTTGCTTGCGATGCTTTACACGCCGGACAATTACTCGAGAACATGGGTGGAAACGTGTGGTTATGTTCTAGTCTATTTTCTACGTTTGTTTCTGTTTTTATGGGTTCCATTGGGCGAGGCTGGTTTTTGTGTTTCAAACAATATCCTTCATATTTACCCAGTGAAGTACACGGTATTCCCCCCTTTTTAATACCTTTACAATAGTTATCACATTCTGGGGCAAGTTTCATGACTAACTGTATTGGAATATTGTATGTTTTGGATATTTCTATTGCAAATTTGCATATATTTTCGTACGACTGTTTTTTAACTTCGTCGTCGATGATTTTTGCACACTTTGCCAAGGCATGACTCATCTATTACTATTACGCATTTACTTTTTAAATATGTCTGTTATTTTGCGTTGTGTGGGATCATTTTCCGGTGCAACTGCTTTTTTTCTACGTTTCGGTTTAATTCGTGTTATCAGTTCACCAAAAATAGATTCCTTAGGGTCGTCAACGAGCGGTTCCAAAAGATCACAAACCGGGTTCAAAAATTTGTTAACGAAGTAATATGGATAGTCTATACTTAAATTATGTTCTTTCGCATATTTTGGATCCTCTGATTTTTCAAAAGCTCGCGCTTTAGGGTCATCTGTTTTTATTAAGATATAAGGAACCCGATCTCCGGATTGTGGTTCGGAACCGGGTTGTCGTTCTCTCATTTTTCGAACAACTTGTACATGTGCCATACTTACATCCTTTATATCGGGGCTATTAATGGATATACTCCGACCTTTCGATTTATACGTATCAGAAAGGCTTTGTGATAAAATTAATTTTTCATCGGGTACATTGCCTTCAAGTAGTTCTATGGCGCGTTCGAGTGCGAGTGATTTTGGGGGACCCGTATCATTACTTTCTAGAACGACATCTAACAGTTCTTTGCATACTTCTCTCATGTGGGGCGTGTTATCGCGTCTCACGATCTGCAATCCCTTGATGTCGATATAGTCCATATTCATCGAACCATCCTTCCCCTTTGTCCATAGTTTAGCGGCATAGCGTTTTTTACTATATAAGAACATAGGGTAATAGACCTTCTCGAGTTCAAGATTATTTGGAGCCTTGAAAAGTTTGGTACATTCTTCCGCGGCTCTCTCACCCACTTCCCAGCTATATTTTATGGCCTCCACACCCGTACGATCGCCCACATCGAACTCAACCATGACAGAATCCGTGTCACCATACCTTACCTTTGAACCCGGGAAGTTCTTTTCAACATACGCCTTTGTCTCATCGATCATATTTCTTCCTTTCATGGTAACTGATGACGCTATGGGGACACACGGAAGGATACCTCTTCCCGCCCCAGTGAATCCGTAGACTGAATTCATGGTTATTTTATATGCCAATTGTTTACCATTATACATGGATTTTAAAGTACCCGTCGCAGATGCCATATCTTTCTTAGCTTGTTTCCGGAATTGTTTTAATTCAAGTAAAATACTAGGTAAAAGAGATGGTACACCTTGTGCAAATTTATACGGGCCAAACGTTTCGTAAGTGATACCGGGGATATTTCCGTATTTTGGGTCCATTACGAGAGTGCTATAACATAAATTATGAGCCATCATGATCGAAGGATACAGCCCCTCAAAATCAAGGGCAGTGATCGGACAGTAATATGCACCTTTTTGGGCGTCCAAGACAGTAGCACCTTCATATTGTTCTTGTCCTTGTCCATATGGAAGCGTGGGTACCATATAACCCATTTCTCTCGCCTTTTTAGTTAGTTGACTGTAGACTTTTATTTGCTGTCCCCTCTCTACGAGATAACATAGAGGCGTCCACGTCGCTTTAGCCATTTCTAGTAAATTAATCAATGTACATAATTTAGAGAGTAGTTTATGTGGTAATAGTGTATCTTTTATACAATATTCTGCGACTTCTCGTAATTTTACAGGATTTTCTTCAACAAATCTTGCAAACATTTCCTTGGCGGGCATATCAATTTTTTGATCGCCTAAATATTCTTTAGATACGGAATCTAACTTATAGCTATCCAATTTATACCCCTTTTTTACTTCCTGAAATAAATCAAAAATAAATCGCCCGGGCATTGGTATGAGTTTGAGGTCATTTGCACCAAGTGCACTCGATGAAAGTTTTTTATACAGAATATCACACGGGTGATCTTTAAATTTTCCCATTTCGAAAAAGGATGGTTTACATTTGGTTATGATACCTCTTTTGTATATATATTCCCAGTCAAAACCAAACAGGTTCCACCCAGTGATTATATCTACATCCTTTTCTGATAGATATTTCGTAAAGGATTCGAGCATTTCACGTTCTGTATCATAACTAATTATGTTACACCCATCTAGGTTAGTATCTGTTTGTTTGTAGCATAGACAAGTTTTATCATATGGTTCATCGGAACCGAATGTACAGAGAGAGATCGCAATTTGAAAACAGCAATCATCTTTAATATTCGCATCCGGAAATTTACCAGTAGAACTATTACACTCAATATCAACAGATGCTACCACAAATGGTGCAAAATTTGTGTCTTCAACAGGTTTTAATGTAGTCCAGTCGTTGCAAAATAGATCTATATCAACATTCGCGAGATGTGAACGTATACACGCATCTCCAGTATCGAGCCACCCCGTAGATTGAATACCCGTTCTATGCATTAACCTCAGGACAGGATCTATGTTTGATTCGTATACTTTAAATTTCATCGTTTCATCGGGGAGCACTCTTTTAAGTCTCCCACTAACCATACGTCTCGATTCAAGAGTTTTAAAGTTTAGTTGCATGAATTTGAATGTTTCATTATTCTGAAATCCCCAGATGTCTTTTGATTGTGCTATTGCATACGACATTAAACGTTCAGGGCATTCACGTTCAAGTTTACTATAAATATTTTGAATACGTTGTGCTGTTATCTTATTAGGTAGTTTTATGAAAAAATACGGTGCAAATTCTGTCGTTACACAGACCGATTTACCATCTGCAGTTTTTCCAAATATACTGATTAAATGCTCGTCATCTGTGTCTTTTGATTCCCAGGTCAGAGCTTGGAATTTCACCATATTTCGTTATTGAGCCAAAATTTTAATATACTTTATTAGTAAATGTCAGCAGCGTTGATTGATCTTGTTTCAGTCGGAGCCCAGGATGTCTATATCACGGGCGATCCACAGGTGTCATTTTTTCGCCAAAATTATAAACGCCATACAAATTTTTCGATAAAACCAGAACGTCTCGATTACATAGGGACGTTTGCGTCCGGGAATGAGGTTACTATTCCAATTAGATCTAAAGGGGATCTCTTAAGTTATATCTGGATAGAGGGTAGTGATATTGGTGGTACGGACGATTCCAATACTGGGTTCTTTGATAAGGACGAATCTACCACAACAGAGTTTTCTTTATGGATTGGGGGTCAAGAAGTCGCTAAAATCGATTCTTTGTACATACAGGGAATTCACAACCTTTTATATAAGGAAAATCAAGCGAAGGCGTCGTGTGCGCTTACGTTAGACGAAGTTCCCCAGAACGCGTTGGGTGCCTCTTCTTATGCCGATCACTACATTTTACCATTTTTCTTCAGCGAGGATTGGACTAAATCTCTTCCTTTGGTTGGTTTACAATACCACGATGTGGAAATTCGGGTTAAGTGTCGTTCGGGTACCTTCGCACCATCGGGTGTTAAGGTATATGGTACATACATATATTTAGACACAGAGGAAAGAGAGCATTTTGTGAACAATGAACACGAAATTCTCATTACACAAACACAATACCAACCAATGAGTGCGAGTGATACAGACGTAGATCTTACGTACTTTAATCACCCAGTAAAAGCTCTACACGTCGTTTCATCCGAAGCGGATAATGGTAAGTGGTCTACGAATTGGACTTTTGATACAGCGACATTATACATTAATGGTACGCCATTGTTTGAAAATATGTCCGCTGCGTATCATCACAACGTTGTTCCAGAAATGCACTGCACGGCGCTTCCCCACGATGCTTTGAGTACTGTCTCCGCTTTCACGTGGCCATTCTGTCTGACAATGAATAAATCGCAACCAACAGGTTCGTTAAATTTCTCGAGAATCGACAATGCGAAATTGGCGCTCTCGGGTACGGGTACGCGCAATGGAAATCTTGTTCGCGCGTACGCGGTAAACTACAATATTTTACGAGTGAAAAATGGTATGGCGGGCGTCGCGTTTGGAAACTAAATGTAATTTGAATAAAATTTAATAAAATATTAATAATTAATAGAAATGCATCGTAAAACATTACTATTAATTGTAGCCCTTATATTCGTGAACAATCGTAGGAATATATTTAAAAATAAGAATAATATATAAAACACGACATAACATGAGTCTTACAATCATTCTCGGTAATATGTTTTCGGGGAAGACTTCTGAACTCATTAGAAGACTCAAACGGTACAAAGTTATAGGGAAAAAGGTTTTAGTTATTAATTCTCAGAAAGATATTCGTTCTCCAGAAGAGGTTTTACATACACACGATTTAGACACATATACATGCCTGAAAACAAATGATCTCGTGACTATCAATTTTTTAGAAGCGGACGTTGTGGCCATAGATGAGGCGCAATTTTTTAAAGGTCTCAAGGATTTTGTGCAGATGCTTCTTTCGTGTGAGAAAACGGTTATCATCGCAGGTCTTAATGGAGATTACCTCCAACGCCCGTTCGGTGAATTGTTAGAGTGTATACCTCTCGCGGATGAAATATTAAAATTGTCGGCACTGTGTATGGGTTGTATGGATGGGACATTGGGTCCATTCACTAAACGAATAGTTAAGAATGACGAAGTCGAACTTGTCGGCGATCGCGATATATACAGAGCGGTATGTAGAAAACACCTCGCGATGCACCCTTCGTCGGTTTGGCTTACTTAAAAGATATTTACTTATTAAAAGTATGCATCTCAAGGATCTTAAGAATTATACGAGTGTATTACGGAATGAATTAGATAATTTACCAAATACATTCATAAGTGAAAAACCCAGAATGGAGGGAGAATGGGAAGGATCGGAGCATCTTAAGGAGGTTGTTTCGTTATACACATCCGGTGAGTTTGGTTGGCTTAAGGGTGGACAAGATCACGTCCCAGATTCGTGGATCAGTTGGCCATTGGTATGGAATGGACAACCTGTATTGGGGAATTGCGCGAAATGCCCCGAAACACACGCTTTACTCTCGTCGATCGATAATATACAAATTGCCGGATTTTCTCTCATGAAAGGAGGTGTTTCTCTTAAAGAACATATAGATTACGTAGGAGATGCGTATAAATTTACATATCATCTAGGATTGAAATGCCCAGAAGGTTCTATTTTACATCATTCCACACTGGGAGATATTTCCGAGGAAGACGGAAAACACATCATAATGGACGCACGATATCCTCATTGGGCGGAAAATAAATCAAACGAAGATAGGGTTATTCTATATATGGAAATTTATTAATATATTTAAAAAAATGTTTATATAAAATATAATGAGCGACGTTGATGAAAATGAATTGGCTCCCGTAAGCGAACGTGGGAATCGTATTTTCGAAGAAACGCCCCGGGGTGTTTTGACTAGATACGGCGGATTGATCGTGATAATCGTATTTATTGTTGTAAATTTGTTTAGACGTAAAAAATAATATAACACTATTTTAGATATGAGTAGAGTTTCATTAATAAAAAGTCCTAGAATAGATAAGAAATATCGCGTTTATTTCGATGATGGACGAAAGGTTGATTTTGGTGCGCGGGGGTACGAGGATTATACGATACATAAAGATCCATTTCGTATGAGAAAATATATCGTGCGACACGGTGGTTTTGTTCACCACACAACTCTAAAGGAAAAGAATGCAGATGAAGTACACAAACGAATGTTAGACGTGACTATGAGTGATTCTGAAGAATGGAAACGTAAAGGTGTGTATACAGCTGGTTTTTGGTCCAGATGGCTACTTTGGAGTCACCCAACAATGAAAAAGTCCAAAGAATTTATTTCAAAAAAATTCAATATAACATTTAAATAAGTCGGTTATTTTTTGAATGACTATCATTTCATAATTTTAGAATATGAAATGATCGTTTTAAAATATTTCTATACTATAAATGCTTCACCTCTTGCTTAAATTAGACAAACTTGCTATGCTCGCATCATGTATAGTTATATGTGTTGTACAGATGACTAGATGGGGAGTTTGTGGGGGTAGTTTTATAGATATTAATAAGGTGAAGAGTAATAAAAAATGTAAAGACGCGACTATCGGTACGTCTATAACGACCGCTATCTGTTGCTTCTGTTGTCTTGTTATCGCACCCAAACTCTCTCCCAAGGCGATGGTTGCTGGGGCGGCCGGGTATGCTGCAAACAGCGTTGGAAATTATGCTAATGCCGTACCGAACTATTATTAAAAGAAATCATCAGTGCGATATAATTTTGTCTGAAATGAACCAGTTTGTCCTAATACAGAAACTGTTTCATTTCCATAAAGTTCCTGACAACCTATATCATCCATACAATCTCTATTATCGTGAGTTATGGGTAAAGAGTATATTTGATCACCTGGTGTTGTTGTGTAATAGTGGTATCTGTCGCGTCTTCCTCGTACAGCGCGGCCGTAGATAGGTAAAGTTTCGTCGTCTGGACCGAGTAAGATTCCCATCTGCTGAACTCTGCGTGGTTTATATTGTTTAATGGGTGGCCTTCTATATTCCCGCGAGACTGGAATTTCTGCTGGGACTCGAACTGGGATATGCACCGGAACTTGTTTTTCGACGTGTATTATACGTGGTTTTCTTAATCGATGAATGATGTATATCATCATAATTCCGACAATAAACATGAATGTATTATTTTTAGTTTTAGTTTTCATCTTCATTTAATATACCATAGGATTTTATTTACGTTTTATCAATTGTTTGAAAGGTTCTAAATCTATTCTACCAAGCCTGATTTGTACGAGCATCCATAAACTAAAGAACGCGGTTTTAACTAGATTATTTGCAGCCGTGTCGTCCATGTTGTATATTGGACCAACAACTCTACCGACGAATGTTTCTTCCTTTTTCTGCCCCGTAATTAACATTTCAACCTGTGTGAGCGCACACGTGTCGTCGTTGACAGACCAATGAAAAAAGAGGAATGGCACTAATATGGAATAGAATTCCAGATTTTGTGTGTCATTTGTGAAAGGGATCACGAATATAGATACAAAGAAGAATAGATGTATATAAAATATAATATTATCCATTTATATATACGTAGAAAATTTAAACTACAAAATGGCAGATAACTGATTTGTTAATTGTGCAATCATTATAAATATAGCAAGGTTAAAGAGAGTGAAGCACATTAGATAAGGGAAGAATTTCCTTTTTAAGGGTTCTATAATCTTATCTTGAAGTGCGTCATTTTTTAAAACAATATCTATTGCCTGTGTAGTAAGATCATCCATGGATTGTTTTGTTAAAATAAAACAACAAAAAAAGTCGGATAATAAAACCCCAATTCATGAAAAAGAGTATAAGCTTTTAAAACGTCATATAGAGGATAATAAGAATGTGTTTATATGTGGTAAGTCTGGATATGGGAAAACAACTTTATTACAAAGTGTGTTAAATTATTCAAATAGTGTAGAAATAGGAGAGGATATTCTACAAAAAAAAGATATATTCCTGAGTAATATGGTTCGGTCTAATTTGCATACATATATAGAAGATTACGAGAATGATATATATGCATATAGAGGTATAATAGAGAGGGCGTCTGATGGAAAATCTCCATCAAATGGGTCATTCGTGGTCACGTCTTCGAGTTTCCATATACTGCCAAATTTTGAAACTATTTTTTTACCGAAACCTACCACGGAACAATTACTTAAATTAGCTAAAGAGGATTCTGTTCATACACGCGAGTGTGCACTTCGTTCGAGTGGAAATATACGAAATTTTTTAGATTATATACAAGGTTCTTCGGATAAAGATGCGTTTATGACACCTAAAGAGTATATAGAACAAATACTATGCCGACCATCTACAGCCTATACACGTGATGATATACAAGAACATGGGCATATTTGGGGTGCTGTTCACGAAAATTGGCCCAATTCAGACGGTGTGGATATGGCACGGGCGGCTACATCTCTTGCTGATGCAGATGCGTTTGACGGAGCGATTTATAAAGGATTATGGGAATTAATGCCTTATTTTATTGCGAGCGCAGTTCTGATTCCGAAGAATAGTTTGGGGAAACCGTTAGTTCCAGAAAAGTTGCGGCCGGGTAGTGCGTGGTCTAAATATGGAAATTATAAAATGCGACTTCAGAAGGTACGGAGTATAGAACGACGATCGTTTACGTCTAAGATGGACCATCAGAATTTAGCACTTCTGAGAGTATATGCACAAAATGGAGATGTCGGTAAATTGGCGGAATATAATCTGGTGCCTTCGGATTTCGATGTAATCAATCATCTCGCATTATGCAATAAGTTGAAACAGAGAGAAGTTTCTAATATTAAGAAAAAATTTAGAACTTATTTAGAGGATAATAAATAAAATAACTATATATAAAGTATGCATGCGTTGGGTGTTTTTGCGAATAATAATCCATATTTTAAGAAATTACCGAAACGACCAAATAAAAAGAGTCCAAAAAATATCAACCCTTTAAAAAAATATATCATGGAACGGTTTGGTGTAAAGGAAATAGATTATAAAAAGTTCAAAGAGGAATCCGAGTGGGCTATTAGGATAGACAAATTAGAAGATATCGAAAAATAACTGAATTAATGTTAAGTAAAATAAAGATAATTAGCTTATAATTAGTAATGAACATACTTTCACCACCCCCGTGTTGTAGTAAAGACGAGGATGAGGATTTTAAGATCACACGCGTCACGGGGAATGAGATGTTTTATTTTGGCCCAATCACGAATGAAGATATTTTGGATTTTATAGAGGAATTTAAGAAGCTCGAGATAGATCTTCTTAAAAAGACCGCTGAGTATGTGGGATATGAACCAAATATCCGTATCCATATTTGTACGGAAGGGGGAGACCTTTTCGCCGGTTTGAGCGCCATGAATATACTCGAAAAATCTAGAGTAAAGGTGACTACGATAGCACAAGGTACGTGTTCGAGCGCTGGTACATTTATATTATTGGGTGGGAGTGAACGACGTATTGGAAGAAATGCACACGTTCTCATTCATCAAATATCGACCGGTGCATTTTGGGGTAAATATGAAGAAGTTCGTGATGAAATGAAATGGTGTGATAAAATTATGGGTATGCTCACCGAAACATACGAGGAAAAAGCGAACATTCCTAGTAAGATGTTTAAGAGACTGATGAAACGAGATATTTATTTGAGTCCAAGTGAGTGTATTAAGTATAACGTTGTTCACGCGATTGAATAACACCTATATATCGTTTATATAGCACTAACATACATATCAATATTATCAAGATACACAATGTATTTACATCGAATGGAATTATAGTGTCTTGTGGAGGCCTAAGTCTTTCCAACCTTTCATAATTTACAACCGGAATCATCCACTCTTATTATAATGGAAACAATTTTTACAAAAGATAAAAACGGCAGAGATCGTTTTCTCGATATTCGAGTCGAAGAAATTGACGGGTGTTGGTGTATCCTGAAAACAACGGGTATTGTTGGTGGGAAAGAATCTATTTCTACGACACAGGTACCTCTCGGCTATGAGAGCGCCACGAAACGAGCCAAAACTATGTGGAAAAATCAAAAAACAAAGGCGACCGCCATTCTTCCAATGCTTGCAAATAAATGGGATGATCGAAAAAAGTACATATCAACACCTTTTTATGTTCAACCTAAATTGGATGGTATTCGTTTACTTGTATCTAATGAGGGGTGTTTTTCAAGAACAGGTAAGCCCGTGAAGGGCGTCGATCATCTTTCACAAAGTCTCAAACCCGGCGAGTATTTGGACGGTGAATGCTATGCACCAAATAAGACTTTTGAAGAGATTACGAGTATGTTTAAAATGAATCCGGAAGATCTCGAATTTCATATTTTTGATTATTTCGATATCAATAAACCAGATTTAACATTTGAAGAACGTATCGAAAAAATTAATATCCCTCGTCGGGGATGTCATGTGGTGAACACAAAGTCCGTGAATAATAAGTCTGACGTTTCGAAACTCCACGACAAATTTGTGGAGATGGGATACGAGGGAATCATGATCAGAGACCGTAAGAGTATTTACGAAGTTGGAGCACGAAGTAATTATCTGCTCAAATTTAAGACGTTTCAAACAGAGGAATACGAGATTATTGGCGCAAAGACTGGTCATGGGAGAGACGCCGATGCTGTCGTGTGGTTGTGTAAGACCGAAGATGGAAACGAATTTACGGCTAGACCCGAAGGTACTATCGAAAACAGAGAATATATGTATACAAACAGAGATGTATATATTGGAAAAATGCTCACTGTTCGGTTTCAAAACCTCACAGATATTGGTGTACCCAGATTTCCCGTGGGTGTTGCGATTAGAGACTATGAATAATTTGTTATAAAAAAGTAATGAACCATCGAATTGCTATAGATATAGATGAAGTGCTCGTTCCCTTTGTTAAACCAATGGCCAGATGGCGTGGATTAAAAATGCCAACTCAACCCAAATATGAATATGTTTATAGAGAAATGTTTAATATTTCAGAAGAGGGATCCCGTGATATGGTAGAAACATTTTATAACACGAAAGAGTTTATTAATTTGGAACCAATACCATATTCTCGGGATGCTATGTATCGTATGAAACGTTCTTCGCCTAAGATATACGCACTTAGTGGTCGTCAGAATTCTTCTAGAGAGAAAACCGAGTATTGGCTTAGTCATCATTTTCCAAATGTATTTAGCGACGTAATTTTAACGGACAGTTATACAAAAGATGAGATATCCAAGGCAGATATATGTCGGAGTTTAGCAATAAATGTTTTGATAGACGATAATTTTCACACGTGTGTAGATTGTATGAAAATGGGTGTAAAAGCAATTAATTTCATAGGATACGATGAAAAGATATATCCATGGTGTTATGAATCCAATATATCTAAAATGGGGTGGCAGGGGGATATGTTATACCCAATTAGACAGAAGGAATATAATGAATCTATGGTAAAAAAGTTTTGGGAAGAACGCCACAAGAATTATACAACACCTAAGTAGCTGTTGCAATTGAAATATAGTAATAGATATGTCGTCGTACGCTTTAATTGGTAGTGTGTCCCACCCGAAAATTTTTTCTATAGCGAATAAAATTCAAAGAGCTACCAAGCTTCATGTATACGATAAAGATCCAATGTTTACATTTTCGCCAAACTTGTCTCAAGCTATTAATTATGAATGTGTGGCTGATATGATTTTGAATATGGATAGACCTAGAACTATTATATTATTCGATAATTCGAGGACGGATTTTAAACACGTCGTTGCATGGTCAGATGAAAATGACACAATTATTAATTGTAGCAATGAGATTTTTAAATGGGGTCAGAATTACGAACGTATATGCGAGGATTCAAATATCAATTATATGGATGGGTCTTTAGATGGGAATATCATGATGGTCGGGGGAATGAGATTCTTATTCGAACATTATGAGCCATTTTTTTATTTAATGGCCAGAAGTGTTGTATATACAGGTGATACTATTTCGGAATCTAAACGGTCTTTAGATTGGCCAATTGTATGATTATTAAAAGGGGTTTAGAGAATTGCTTTTAATCATTAATAATGAACAAATCAGATATTCTTTTAACATCAATTGATCGTTTTTATAAAACCCCAGAGAATAGAGCTACACTTTTACAAATTTTGAATAAGACCCGAGGTATTTCTCTTAGAAACTTAGAATGGTTTATCACAAATTATTCCAAAAAAACAAATTTGAGCTACAAAACAAGGGATGGAAAATACTTTAGTGTTCATTGTCAGTATAAATCCACTCTCGACGGATATTCAAAAAAATTGTTTGATCCATTTTGTAGATCTCAGAAAATTACATATAATATTCCGGGTACATCTGATGAGATTAATACGACTGTTGCGCAGTTGAATTTCATAAGATGGTGTATTAAAAATAACATAATCGAGTATATCCAAGATCATCGCAATCAATTATTTAATAAGCAAGAGACATAAATCCATTTTCAAATGAAAACGTTTGGTACCCTACGTAGTATGCGTGAAGACTGTACACCCGATCACTCGTAAGCGCTGCACTTTTTAACTTTATATCCAACACAGTTTTACTCGATTGTAGCTGACTAAAATCAAGACTTCCCGAGGGTTCCACATTAACTGGATTCATCGAGAAGCTGTACGTATAAATATTTCGCTCTGGCCTAGATAATCTATTCGTAAAAGGGACTATGTATTTAAAATATGTATGGTCGGCCTTTGTAATATTAGGTAATGCCTGTCCATTTATATATATTTTGGCTTCGTCTAATACGGGATTGAAGAATGAATTGGTAAATGTCCACTGTGTACTCGCAGAAAAATTGAATCTATTGTGGAAATGATATAATCTATTGTCGGAAGAAAGTGTGCCTCTTGCAATTGTTTCATCTTCATAAGATTTATCCCTAAAAAACCAAAATAAGGTTTTTACGGGTATATTTGGAACTAGTTCCATTTTTATGGTGTCTTTATTTGCAGTAGTTTCCATAGATGGATGCTTTTTAACGATATCAGTCATGAGGGATGTTTTTTGGTTCATGAAATATAATCGTTCACTTGTATCTAATGTTATTTCTTCCGTGATGACATCAAATTTATCGAGTGTGAGTGAGGAATAATCAGTAAAAAATGTCGTGGGGTGAAATTCGAACTCGAACTCGATCTTTTGTTTGTGTATAGCACACAATGGGAAATATGGACGGTTCGGGTTATTGGTTTCGTACTCATCACCTTCATATTTCCGTGAAAAGAAAAACGGGATTGGTATGAATACTTTTGATGTATATCCAGAGAGGAGTTTGTTGTCGTTACCACCAATTTCAGGTACCGATGTTCCTTCCGCGAGGTTTCTATTTACAGTGTATCTTTTTGTTCGTTTTTCAGATGCATCTAGGTAGAGTTGATCGTATATAATACCCCAATCGTTATGATACGTTTCAACGACCAATTCATCAACTCGCATTTTAACAGACTTGAATATGAGTCTCCCCACTTGATCAGCATAGTTATAACCCGTGTCTGTTACGGGTGGTAATTCAAAGCTTACGTAAAGATTGCTAAGGAGATCTCCCATATTTCGAGGATTATACGTAACTTTAATGGTTTCATTAAATGGCCAATTTATGTCAGCTGATCCAGGTTTGGATATGTTTCGTTTTCTGTGATATTTAATAAAATCAGAATGTCTTTTATTTTCATATCTAAATTGTGAGTGTTCTGGGTCGTCATGTAATAGGTAAGTATCTTGCTTTCCTATAGCGTTAAGGGATAGGAGTGCGCCCGTATTCGAGCCTTCTATATCACACATACTACTTATTAATTACAAATTTTTAAATCTGTTTTCCACATTTCTAAATGTGTTGTATTTTTCAATTTTTCGAGCTCAATCTTTATTTTTGTAGCTTCTTCCCTGAGAGACTGCACAGCCTCGTGTGTGTACTGGTATGTTTTTATATTGAGGAGATAATCATACGAATTATCAATTCGATGAAAATATCGAGTCATCTCACTTTCTAATTCATTTCTCTTTCTTTTGAAAACGACAAGACGTTCATTAATAACCATATCAACAAATTTAGACATATTATCAATTTTAAGTGCCCGTTGTTCAAGTACTTGTAATAAATGTAATTTCCTTTTCTTATATGTAAGTAAACGTATCTCTACGAAATCTATTAGGATCTCTTCGGGGCTGGTATATTTATGAATTCCCTTTTTCGGATGAAATAAATGCATATTGCTTATGTGGACTGATTTTTGAAGTCGAAATGTTTTGACTATATTAGCGTCTTTACCCGTATACCCCATTATCTCAAAGTGAACTTCATCAGTTGTGCTGTTATTTGTGTATTCTTTGATGATTTTCTCTTCGACGAGTGTATCCAGATATTCCTTGTAATTCTGCGTCCAATGCCCTGGAGGTAGTTCCGTGACGATTAATTTATTATGCGTTTTTTTCCATACCCCTTCCGTTATCCAGATACCCGCGCTATTTGTAAAAATTCGACCTTTAAAATTTTTGAACCACGGCGTCATGGGGATGATGGGCTGTTTGGACAGAATTCGCTCTATGTTGTTGCATATATCTTTCGGGTTAAATGGAGGTACATAACTACTAAACCCTGTACCTATGCCTTCAGTCCCATTTACCAATACAGTTGGAATAACTGGTACATAAAAATCCGGTTCTATAGGTTTTCCGTCGTCATCGAGGTAATTTAAGATAGGGTCATCCCGTGCATCAAATAGAGATCTCGTATTTCTAGACAGCCTCGTAAAAATATATCTTGTTTGACTCGCATCTTTTCCACCCATGAGTCGCGTACCGAATTGTCCAATGGGTTCTAGAAGATTTATATTATTTGATCCGACGTAATCATTTGCTAGTTTTACGATTGTATCAGCTAATGAGACTTCCCCGTGATGGTAACTTGTTTTTTCAGAAACATATGCAGCTAATTGCGCAACTTTCATTTCGTTCGTTAAATTTCTAGAGAAGCATGCATACAGGATCTTTCGTTGCGACGGTTTTAGACCGTCTGATACGTGTGCGATAGATCGTTTTAAATCTGCTAAGCTGAAATTTACGAGATCCTTGTGAATAAATGACGTGATATCAAGCTGACCTATATTTCCATATGGTACCTCTAATTCTGAGGATGGTTTCTCGGAGCTTTCAACAAGCCACGCTTTTCTATAATCTGCCTTTGTTTTGTGGAAGGCGAGTAGCATAGATTCATCTGTTTCAGAATCGACGTCAAATTTTACGGTAAGATCTTGTATTTTTCTGAAATATTCCCTAGCTTCTGCTGAAGTGGATGTACCGAGACCCTTGTAATATTTGATTTTCCATCCAGGTTTTCCGCTACCATACCAATGTCTAAACGTCGAATCCGTGTAGAATGAAATAGTTTGAGACCCCTTAGATACCTTGATTATGGGCGTGACCATACTCACAACGAAATTTAATTTGAGTAGGCTTGGCCAGAAATAATGAATCATGTTTAAGACCAGACCTTTGATATGCGACCCATCCGCGTCGGCATCTGTCATAATCATAAGTCTCCCATACCTGAGT